GTGTTTTGTGTTTTGTGTGGTATATTTATATCAGTTGCAGAAAGCAACAGTTAATTAGTTAGGTTAGGTGATTATGATGGATATTCAAGATTTATATTATGAGATTAATTTTAATAATCCTGAATGGTTTATGTTTTTCCCTAGGATACGCAGTAAGGATGATGCTATTATCATCTCAGAGCCTGGTTCGGATTATTTTTTTGATGTTTCGTATGATAAATTGGATGCGAATATTTTTTATGGTGTTTTTTATCGGAGGGATTGTGGTTTTGATTATATTGTGGATGGGGGGTTCCGTTATGATGCTTCTGGTAAGACTGTTGGGGCGGTTGCTCAGAAGATTGCGGATGATGTGCGGTTAGTATTGGAAAGCGTAAAATGGTGAGTGTTGGTGAGGTGAGTATGGTGGCTAGGTTAGATTTAAATGGTCTTGCTTTTATTTGTCATGTTGAGGTTACTGAAAGCGACCATGGTGTAACTAATACGAATGTTGATTATATGTCCTTTAGTTTGTCTCATGTCGTGAATAGGCGTGAGGTACAGCCGGTTGTTGGCGAGTTGACTATTTATGATGATGGTACTGTCGTGTATCAGCCGAGGGCTGTTGGTTCGGCTACTCAAACGGACGTTAATGCCGTTGCTGATTTTGTGCTCATGGTTGTTAAGTATGGTAATTTGTCGTTAAAGGTGTGGTGAGTATTATGGGGGATAATAGGAAGATAGATGGAACGGTAACGATAAGTGTTGAGGATTATGAACGTTTGTGTAAAACATATAAGGAATATTATGAGGTGAATATAGATACAGTCAGGAAGATGTTAGTAGATAAGTCTTTGTCTATCGATGTGAAATTAAGCTCAGGGCCATTGGATGGACTTTCGGGCGATAAAGTATTTATTCTTTTGCGCGACTTTAGTATCTTCTTGAATACGATATTACGTGAGCTTGGGTGATTACTATGCCGGGTTTACTTACGTTATTGTGTTGTATTGCATTTGCTGTTGGTGTTGAATATATAAGGAGTAGTAGATAATATGAAGAATATTAATAGTTTTACCTTTTGCGTTATAAACAAAAAGACCAAGAGGGTTAAGTTTAGAATTGATGCCCGGTATTTTACTACATATTCCAAATATATAGCATTTTATAGAGGAGTTGATTATAATATGTTTTATGTGTATGAAAGTAGGTTCAATATTAAGGACAATGAGACTATAGATGATTTTTCTGTTTTTGTTGAGATTTCAAATGGTCGTTTTTGCAATGATAATTTGAGCATTAAGGGTGTATTTTGATAAAAATTTTGTTGGTCTTTATTATGTTGACTGTTGGTATTGATATGATTGGGAGCAGTAAATGATTAACACTACTTATTGGGATAAATTATGTCGTGAATATAATGAACTCGATGAAAAGATTAATAAATTATCTTTTTACATTGAAAACAATATCAATATTATTGATAATAAATATTTTTGGAAAGGTGGAGATGATTTGCATTTTTGTGGTCCATCGTTATTGATTGCGCAATTAAGGGGAATGGAGGTTTATAGAACGAGTCTTTCCGAAAGAATTAATGGCTATTTGATTATTAGGGAGCATGATAATGTTGGAATCTCTACGCGCTTGGTGTACTGATAAGTTTACTCGATATAATCCCGATGGCGCTGAACATTATTTTTCCGAGGGGTATTATCGTGGTTGGCTTGATTTGAAAACTGGTCAAGAGGGTCGCCCCGACGGCCCCGACCTGTATGATGTTCCCGAGTGCTACCGGGGTGACTATGCGCGTGGCTATCAGGATGGTTTCGCGGATGGTGTGGAGAATGTGGATGAGGATGATGTGCGTCTCTTGGAGAACGTGTATGATATCCCTGATTTTTAGGAAAGGTGATGTAAGATGTCGCAACCGTGGCATAATCGTCGTAAGAGCGTGAAGTGCTATAATGAGCAATTGTATATGCCGGTACGTGACCGTCGTGTTTTTGACGATGATCCATTGCATGGCGCTAAGCGTATTGCCATGTTGTTTAGGGGTAATTTGAGGCGTTTGCATGTGCGTAATATTCGTAAAGGTATGCCGTGGGAGCTGTTTTGCCGTGGCTGTATGATGCTCGATGAACTGTACTCGCATGACGGCCCTCAGATCGCTATACGTGATAGTGTGGTGGAAATGGCTCATATTTGCGCTAGCCTGTCGGAGCATCCCACGCGAGTTGAGGTGCTGAACAGTGCGTTGGATGTTGAGGAAATAACCGGCGTCATATATCGGCCGTTTATGATAGGCTGGTTGGCGTTAGTCCATCTTGTTCAGGGTGATGCTTTTGACGTGCAACAATTGTTCCCCGATCACCCGGAATTAGATTACATGGTTTCGAGGTGTTTCTTAAGTTTTGACAAACTTGATAATACTATGTATACTGATTCGTGGGTGTTCGATTTGGACGCCAAACAACAATTTAAGGAATAGGTGATTATTATGGCAGAAAAAATTAAGGGCGGCACGGTAGTCCGTACTCATTATTATGTGGTGGCTAAGGGCGTCGAAATGACCCCGGATGGTGATATGCTTGAACAGGAGCATGTCATTGATGGGAAGCATGAAGACGTGGAATATTTGAAGCGTAAGGCCCGCCGCGAATGGCCTGATTTTCTTCCCCGCGATTTTTCATGGCATAAGCAGCGTGCTGAAATGTCTGAACATGATTTTTATGGCATGGCGAAGTTTGGCGACGATGAAGAATACACGCCTAAGCGTGTGTCTGAATCGCCGTCCGAAGTAGAAGAATAATAAACAAACAAAATAGATAGGTATAGGTGAATATTATGGCTAACGAAATTGCTACCGTGAATGCGACTACCGGCGAAATTGAAGAAGTTGAGAGCCGTTCCGTGTCCCAGTTGGTGAACACGCTGAACCCGAAGACCTTTGAAGAGCGTAAGGCAGTGTTTAACGCGGTGAATAACGCTCAGTCGTTGGATGATATGAAAGATAAGCCGATTAAGATTACCGGCGTGGCACAGGTCCATAGCGTCCGCATTGACCGCAATACTAATGAGGAAGTGCCATGCATTGGTACGACGTTGGTGGGTGCCGATGGTACGGGGTATTACTCGCAGTCGGCTGGTATTGCTCGGTCGGCGTACAACCTCGTGGCAGCGTTCGGCGCGAATTGGCCGGAACCATTGACGGTCCATGTCAAGGCGACCACCTTGGCGTCCAAGAACACACTGAAAACGCTCGTCCTCGATTAGTGTGCTATAATGGGTGATGGTTGGCAGGTTGCCTTGCTAGCCATCACCTAACCCAGTGGGGCCGTGTCGTATACCGTCAATGCGATACGGTCCCATTGTCTTATCCATGTAGACGGGCGGGGAATTATATGGCGTCACGGGCCGTGCGCAGAGCACGAAAACAGCATATAGCGACATTGAGCGCACAGGCACGCAAAAGCGAAGCGCAGCGAACTATTACATCATTGAACCAAGTTAACATGAACAAGCTTGACAATCTTACCGTGCCGCAACTACGACAGGCGGCCCGGCTGTATGGGGCGAAACAGGAAGCGCGGAAAGAGCAGATAGTACAGGCGGCGCAAGAGGATTATTATAATGTGCCGGTAGTGCATGTGACGAAAATTGACCAAGATATGGCATCGCGACCGCTTATCTCGGATGCTGAAATCGCTAGTGCCCCGGTTAAACGGCAGAAAACATTACGGCAGCAGCAGCGGCGGCGTGTTGCGGCACGGGAAAAATTGGGACGCGCGAGAGAATATAATGCGTTGCGGCAAAGCCGAACGGTAGAGCAACAGCAATGGCGGGAACGGCATGGGCTTGACGCGCCGAACCCTAACGTGATGAGCCACGCGCTGAGCGGTAGCCGAGAATTACGCGACATGCTCAACACGGTGAACGTGCTCAATAATCCCGATTTTGTCAAGGGAATGCCAGTTCAGACGCTCAAAAAAGAAATTAAAGACACTGCCAAGCGCGTGAAATCTCCGAGTGAGCGAGCGCGTGACGAACTCGATAAGTCGTATAAGAAGGTCAAAAGAGAGCGGAATAAGAAACGTATTAGGCAGAAGAGAACTCAATTACAGTATTTGCGTTTTTTGCGACAAGCTCAGCTAAAGGGTGCGTTAGGTAAAGATGTGGCGCATCTATTCTCGCGGCTCACTAATAAGCAAGTGCGTTGGCTTATGAATAATACGTCGTTCGGTAAAGCTATTCGTAATTTTATCGGCAACTCTCCCGAATATGAATCGTGGGAGACGGTACGCAAGTATGCGAAAAACAATAAATTCAAATTCGTTTCTGAAAGCGAAAAGCAAAAAGCTAAGGCCAAAAAACAAATATTAGATTTTTTCGAAATGGCAAAAAGGCATTAAACACATGGAGCACTATTATATCATTGACGGGGATATTATAGCCGACATTAACGGTAAAACTGAACCATTTGATTTGCGCAAAATAACCCGCATGATGATATCAGCCACGCAACCCAATATCATCTACTGCACAAGCGAAGACACGATACTGTCATGGATTGCATCCATGATGTCTCACGGCATAATCTTAAGCAATGGGCGTAAAAACTCGTATAGCGTACTATGCGGCACGAATCGTATTTTGTACCATGCTACGTATCGCAATAGTGAGGGCGTGCCGACGCGCATGTTTTTGTTAAGCAACCTCCTCCGTACCGCGTCGGCATTGAAGCTCCAGCAATCCTATGGAGGGGATACGCCAATTGCGGCCGGTATTCGAGCGCTTCGCTCGTGCGTCGACCTGAATATCTCCGGCATGACTATCGGCGGTGCCGCTATGTCCGATTATGCCAAAAATGGTGCAAAGTTTATGCGCAATTTTCCCACCATCCCCGCCGAGTGGGAGAACGATATGCGTACTGGATATCTTGGCGGGTATATTGCGTGCAAGCCGGGAACATATTATGACGTAGTCGACTACGATTGCAACAGCATGTATCCGACGCAACTGCGCAATAAGCCCCTCCCCTACGGCAAGCCGGTAGCCTATAGTGGCGCATACATTGAAGACGAAGACATGCCGCGTCATATCGACGTCATGACATTCCGGGCCGACGTGAAACGCGACTGCTACGCTTTTTTAGGCGTCATGGACATGCTGTCGGGAGATAGGGCGAGTAGCGTCACGTCAACGCGCGGCTATATCACTATGGCGCTAACCGACATCGATCAGCAATTACTCTATGATAATTATGACGTGAGCGTGTACCGATATGAGCGCGGTTGGAAATTCAAGGCGCAGCATGATATGTTTACCGATTATGTTGACCATTGGTATGCGCTCAAATCAACGAGTACGGGCGCGAAGCGTAATATTGCCAAGCTCATGCTGAACTCTCTTGTGGGAAAATTCGGGACAGTCCCACGGGATAGCCTTTTGGAGCCACAGTGGGATAGCGAGTCGGGCGAGCTATTATGGTCTATCAAGCATGAAACGCCCAAAAATTCACGCCATTACCTCCCTATCGCCATGTTTGTCAATGCGTACGCGCGGCAAACATTGATCGCAGCATGTCGCGCCAATAGTCGCGTGGTCTCCATTAATACGGATGGGTTCGCCGTGTTGGGCGATGAGGTGCATGGCATCGATATCAGCCCCACGCGCCTGGGACGATGGAAGATTAAAGCACGATACAGGCGGCTAGTGATCCTCAATACTGGATGCTATCAAGGGGAGACGGAGGATGGGCGTATTAATCTTGTGTGCGCGGGCGTGTCCCGATCAGCGCCGATACCATGGGAGCAATTCCGGCATGGCGGTGTTTTTGTTGATGATTATGGTCAAGAAATTGTGCTACACTGAAAGCGGTACAGAGCTAACACTCGTGACTGTATGTGAGAGTCGCGCGAATCAGCGATTGGGTTCGCCGCGCGGCTGAGGGCTGATAACCACTGTGCTACGCGAGATGTAACGGCTCTCATGCCATACGGACGTCGGGAGCGCGATTGCACCCGGCGTCCACTACTATATATAAGGAGCAATCATGGCCGATACTACAGATACCACTACCGAGCCGACCGACGATAAGCCGCAGGACCACGTCGACACGCCTAACGACGATATCAACCCGGAGCCGGACGAGGTCGACAATGCGCCCGCCGATGCCGGTGAGGATTACGGGGCGCAGATTCAGGCGTTGCGTGACGAAGTGGCGCAGGTGAAAGCCATGCTCGATGCTATGGGTATCGGACAGGGTGAGGTCGCGGAACCGGAAGAACCGTCGGACGATAGGCCGCGCTCATACGACGATTTATTCCGCGACGACGACGAGTGATACACTGGTAGAGGATAATTACCCACAATTATAGGAGACATGATGGCTAGGAGTCAGAATGGCGAACAGGTTAGGCCGCTAGTACAGGGCACTAATGCTGATATTATCAACCTTATTCGGGATGAAGCGTCGCCCGAATTCCAGCGGCGTATTCCCGCAGCAACCAAAGCAACCATGCACGACACGTTGCAAACGCTCATGCGCTATGAGAGCGTGCGCAACGAATTTTATGACGCGCTCGTGAATGAAATCGGCAACCGTAGTATTAATAAACTACGGTGGCTGAACCCGTTGGCCGAGTTCAAGCGCGCCGCCATGCAGTACGGCTCCACGCAGGAGGAAATCGCTGTTGGCATGGTCAACGCTCACGTCTACGACCCTAATAACGAGTATTTGGGCGACGATATTTACGGCACCTACAAGGCTCCTATTAAATCCGTTTTTCATACAGTGAACCGTGAAGAATGGTATCCGATTACCATTAACGAGTCTCAAGTGCGCAAAGCGTTCGAGAACGCCGATAGCGGATTGTCGATGCTCAATGCGGAAATCATGCAATCCCCCGTCACGTCGGACAATAATGATGAGTTTCTGTCGATGTGCAATCTGTTCTCGGAGTATGCGAACATGGGCGGTTATTGGAAGGTGCATATTCCGTCCGTGTCACTTGACTCGGACGCGCAGGCGGCGGCACGACAGTTGCTGAAAAATGTGCGCGCCATGATTTACAAGCTGCCTATCAAGCCCTGGACCGAGTACAATGCGGCGCATATGCCGGCTGTCGTGTCTCGGGATGATTTGATTCTCTTCACCACGCCTGAGGTCCATGCGGCCATGGATGTTGACGCATTGGCCGCAGCGTTCGGCGTCGACTACATGGCCGCCAACGCCCGCATTTTCGATATCCCGTCCGAAATGTTCGGACTGGAAAAAGTGCAGGCCGTTCTGACCACAAAGCAATTCTTCTACGTGTGGGATTATCAGTATCTCACGACTACGAGCGGCATGAACCCGATTAGTCAGAATACTAATTATTTCCTGCACCATAAAGAGGCTATCTCACTGTCTCCGTTCGCGCCTGCCGTGCTGTTTTGGGAGGGCGAAGGCTCGCTGGAGATCATTAAGGCGCTTGGCGATATTACTATTGACGCGCCGACCTTGCAGGTGGCGTTGCAAAAGTTTGGCAATCCGGCCGTACAGCCGCTCGTCGTGCAGCGTGGCGGCGTAGTGCAGGTCGTGGCCAACGCCACGTCCGCGAATTTCCCGAATCTCAATAATGTTGGCGTGTCGTATAAGATTGTCGAAAACGGGAGCGGTGTGGCGGGCGCGAAGCTCCCCACTGATACCCAGTTTACGACTATCACGAACACCGGAGTGCTGCGCGTCGGTCTCGGCGAGACGGCGAGCACCATTACCGTCGAAGCTACCGTGTCGTATATTGACCCGGCGACCCCCGAGGTGGTGAAGAAGATTTCGAAGCGACTTGCTGTGCCGGTGAGTGGCGACGGGCTGCTCGGTTTGCAGTCCGGGTTCGTTACTAATCTTGTCGTGACCGCGCCCACGACGTTGGTCGTGGGTGAGGTTGGTCATGCTATTGCTACGGCTACGCTCACCGATGGTCGGACGGCTGATGTGTCCGCACTAGTCACATGGTCTGTCGATAAGCCCGCTGTGGCCTCTATTGCTGTCGACGGCTCCATGACCGGGCTTACTGCGGGTGATGTTGTGGCGTCTGCCACGCTGTTCGCGGTGACGGCCAAGGCGTCGAAGACTACGGTCGCATAACGCTCCCGTGCTATAATAGGACTCATTACATGGTAATGGGTCCTATTTTTTTATGACAGGAGCAGGGTATGGTCGAGCAGGATAACGGACTATCATGGGCATATTTTCCACCAAACACGTCGTTTAAATTGTGTAATGTCCCGTGGGACATGTCCTATAGGGATATTGTACGATTTAGTGACCATGAGGCGCAGGATGATTATTTCAACAATCTTCCCGGCGTAACAGTAACCAACACGTCGGGCCATAGGTTCAACCAGCCTATTAAGCTTAATATCCCGTTTAATAAAGCTAACCAATATAATTATATTATCGTCAAAAACGATTACCCTCAAGTCGAACAACCGCGCTATTGGTATTATTTTATTCAAAATATTACCATGGTCAATCTATATGTGTCGCAATTTAACATCATGCTGGACGTTGTCCAGTCGTTCCAATTTGACGTGCAATTAGGTAATTGCTATGTTGAGCGCGGCCATATTGGTATCGCGAACGAGAACGCCGAACAGGATGGGGGGCGCGCATACCTTGATATTCCTGAGGGATTGGACACGGGTTCCGAGAGTCAAATAACCTCGCAATCCTACAATTATTTTATTAAAAACGGGACGCAATTAGCAGATTCTACGGCATCAATTGTTGTGCTGTCTACGGTCGATCTAAGCAGTGATGCTGGTAGTGTCGATAATCCTAAAATATCAACAGCGTCGGGCGTGTCCATTAACAATATTCCCAACGGTATTAATATGTACCTATTTAAAACCGTCACCGATTTTTTCGTGTTTATGAAAATGGGCGCTAATTATCCGTGGATTATGCAAAACATTCAAAAAATATATATGATACCTAACGATATTCAATTCTCGGGCAATCCGGGTCTCACACCCACGGTACCGTTTGGAGTATCTACCGTTGATATTGAAATGTACACTATCCAAATGGGGCAGATTGACGTCGATAAAGATATCGCCACGGATGTTGATTTTAGGGATAATTTCATCATACCGGACAGGTACCGGAATCTGAAAAAGTTCAGAACATTCCCGTATGCGTGGGTCGAAATAACGCTCATGAACGGCAATAGCGTTATCATCCGGCCGCAGGACATTTACCAGGATAATCTCACGTTGCATGAGGTGGCCTACTATGGTCCCCCAGCGCCACGAGCCGCGTTCTACGTGCGCTCGCTCCATGGTGGCGACAATGGCGGCGATACTATGCGTGAGGAGCGGGGCGAAATGCTCAACAGTACCGTCGGCGTTGTCGATTACCCGTCGCTCGCCGTGGTCAATAATGCTGGTCAGATTTACCTCGCGTCCAACGCTCACAGCATCGACTATCAGCGTCAGACGGCCGACTGGAGCCAGCAAAAAACGTCCATGGGCATCAATAATGCCTACGCGCAAGCGCAGCTGTCAGCCGGGTATGCGGAGCAGCAGACGGGCTTGGGTAATCGTAATCGTAGCGCCATGGCGGGCATTAGCAACCAGTCCGCGACACGCTCAACAGACATCGCGCAAAATCAGGCTAATTTTGACTACGGTATGCAGCAGCTCAACACGATCGGCGGCGGCGTGGCAAACGTTATCGGCAACGCCGCTACCGGCAATATCGGCGGAGCAATCGGGGCCGCAGTGGGTGCCGGCATTGGGGCGTATGCCAATAACGCGAGCTACAATCAGGGCAATCAGACGCGCGCCGCACAGCTCGGCAACACTATCGATACGACGAACGCGCAAACCTCGCAATCCAACAGTTACGCGAGCCAGCAAACGGGCTTGAGTAATCAGCAGGCGCTTCAATTCGCGGACATGAACCGGAGCATGGCGACGGCCGTAGCGTCCGGCGACTATGCGAACGCTATCGCGGGCATTAACGCGAAAATACAGGACACGGCATTGATGTCCCCCAGTGTGGCCGGGCAAATGGGCGGCGACGTGCTCCTGTATGCGTCGAACAGGTGGCGCATTTGGCGGCGATATCGACAGATCATGCCGGCCGCTATGCGTGATATTGGCGAGTATTGGCTCCGGTACGGGTATTATGTGCAGCGCTTTTTGAAACCGCCCGAGTCGTGGCAGACTATGGAGCATTTCACGTTTTGGAAAATGCATGAACTGTATATCAGGTCTAGCACATGCCCCGAGGAATTTAAATTGGCTATTAAGGGTATTTTTGAAAAAGGCGTGACCGTGTGGAATAGTCCCGATGATATTGGTGCTATTGATTACGCTGACAATAATCCGCTGACGGGGGTACGATATTAATATGGCTAGCACAAACACTAAGCGCACGATACGCGGCGCTAATCCCGCATATCAGCAGGCCGTGGCGGCATTCCGCCCCACGGCTGGAATGAGCGACGGGGCGGTGCTCATGCAGTCGGCGCGTATCGACATGTATGCCAAACTGCTCAAATCGTTGGCCGTTTCACGATTCACATGGCGCGGACTGCCCAACGGCATCGACTCAAGATACCTCGAATTAATGCTGTTAGAGCAGGGCATGGTGCTGTTTTTCCCTGATATTCGCAAGAATATGCACCGTTTCATGGTCACGGCGGCATCATATCAGGGTAACGTCAACCCGTATTTTAACGCGACAGAATTCACGCCCGTGGCTAACAATTATAGTTATAAAACATTGACGTCCAAAGAGTGCGTGCCAATTTGGGACAATCTCATTAGGCAACCATTTAACGACATTATCACGTTATACGCGCAACGTTTAGCCATGGTGGATAGGGCGTTGGACGTGAATTTGGACAACATGAGCATTCCCCTTATCGTCACCGTCGAAGACGAGAACCAACGGCTCACGCTAGAGAATATGATTAAACAGAAACAGGATGGCGTTCCCGCCATACTCGTCTATGGTGATGGCTTGGGTTCGCAATTCCAGTCATTCCCCAACACCACTCCGTATCTGTCTGATAAATTGCTGTCTGATAAGGCGCAGATTTGGAATGAATGCATGAGTTTCATGGGCATTCAAAACAGCAACACTGAAAAAAAGGAGCGCCTGCTGACCGGGGAGGTCGCGGCCGGTTCGGAAAAAACAAACATTTTCAGATTGAGTTTTTTGAAAGCCCGCCAACAGGCGTGCGACACGATTAAACTCCTATGGCCCGCACTGCATGACATTGGCGTGGACTGGTCGGACACGACGAGCGGCGGAATTCTCAACACGGATAAGGATAATAGCGATGAATAATAGCGGAGCGTATAGCGATTTGGCTATGCCCGAGTTTCACGCGGACTATACGACACAACTGGGTCATCTTGTCGCGCTCGGATACGATAATGATGCATCATTGCATCTCGACAAATATCCTATTTTCGACGAAGCGTACCGAAATAAACTTAATAGGAAAATTATTGAACACTATATTTTCAGGGAAATAGGCGTAGAAACACCGCAAATGTTTACGTTCAATTTGGGTCGCAAAATGAACGAAATCATGCCCTATTATAATCAGTTGTATGTGTCTGAGCAAACCAAATTTGACCCGCTGCTCACCCAAGATTTGTACAGTGATTCCAACCAAACGCAGACTTCGGAATCGAGCGCTAAGAGCAGCGCGGAGCAGACTGGTAAAAATGACACGACTAGCGATACGACCACGAAAACTCATTCGAGCGCCACGACGGTACACAGTGAATTCCCGCAAACGCGCTTAGCGGACTTTTTGCAGTACGCTACCAACGCTGACCAAACCAACTCGGATACCGACTCTAATACCACCGGCTCGCAGTCTGCGACCAGCTCAAGCAGTGGCAGCAATACCACCGATTTTACCCACCAGTCGGACTCGGGCAACGGCACGACCCATAGCCACGGCTATGCGGGCATGAGCGGCGCGCAGCTCATTACCGCATGGCGTTCGGCCATGCTCAACGTGGACATGATGGTCATAGAGGAACTAGCGCCATTGTTTATGCGGATAGTGGGAACCCCGTCGCGCATGACATGGCGGCGATATGACGGGCCGGACGTGTATACTGGAGTAAGATTCTAGGCTCGAAAGGATTGCGATATGCTACCGAGTGAAACATTATGGCCCACGACGCGGCCACCAGCTTTTGAGCGGGTCGGCTCAACACAACCGTTTAACTACCGCGATACTCTGACACTGCTCGATTACGTCAATCAGGTTGTGGCGCACATCCAGTCGGTGCAGTCTGACGTTGATAGCGACATGAGCATTATTGACGACGATCTGCATACCATGCAGGATACGTTAGCATCCATGTTGCTGGATATGGCTAACCTCCGCGACGAGCTTATCAGCATGATTAAACAGGCGGCGGCCAGCGACAATATCATGGTATGGTCAGTGTACGGGCAGCAAGTCGCACTTCAGCGTGCGCTCGATGATATGTATGATGCTGATAGGGCGCACGGTCTTTTCGTATCCGATTTCGATAATCTGGAATTGCCCCCCGAGCAATTTGATGCGCTTGGCGTTAACCCTCGCGTATTTGACCTGCACAGTACCGACAAGATTAATACTGTTTCGGGTGACATTACTCGTGACGATATCCTATGGTTTAAGGACTGACATTATGCCCAGTATGCAGCACACTCCTAATTATGGTCTCACTCAATATGGGTCACCCGGCGATAAACTGTCGTTTATTGACGACTATAATCATGATATGAAAATCATTGATTTGAAAATGAAAGCACTCGAAGACAAAATAGCGCGGCTCGAAGCCGCACAACACTAAGGAATAATTATCATGCCTAGCGCTAATAAAACCACGAATTATAATCTCACGCAATACAGCAATAACGGTAGCGACAAAATCTCCGCGCTACAAGATTACAACGAGGATATGTCGAAGATTGACACCGCGCTGAATGACAACGCGAATAATATTGCCACCAATGCGACTAATATTATCACCAAAGCCGACGCGGCTACTACGTACAGCAAAACTGACGTAGATAGCAAGCTGACAGGGAAACAGGATAAATCAACAATTGATTCAGATGTTTCTGAAATCTTTTCTGATAATAACTCAAGCCTTTCAAAAGAATTTATCAAAAAAGAAGAAAATGATTTTGGTCAATACTTTCCTAAAATAACAGTTGATGCTACAGGGGCTACTGACGTTTCGGAATATTTTAACGAAGCGATCATCAAGGCGATTCCTTATGGTGGCATTGTTGTCCCCGCTGGAAATTATTTAATTAATAATCCAATACTATTGCCTGATAATACAGACAATGGGTTTTCTTTTGTAGCTCTTGGTGCTCATTTTGTAGCCAATTCTAGCATGGAAGCATGTATTATTATCGGAGGATATCATACAACCTTATCCAATCACGCTAATGTCGAAATTTCCGGCGGCACATACAACGCGAACTTTAATGCAAATTACTGCATTTGGGACAAAACGAATCAATCCAACACCAAAATAACAAGGTTTACGACAGCTAATGCAATAAAGGCATATATTAAACTAGGAGACGATGCAAATACCTACGGATCCTCGATAAATACTCTAATATCTGACGGAAAATGCTTCGGTGCTGGCGATTTTGACGATAGATATACTCCGTATGGCATTATGTCCACTGTATCTGATTTTAAACTGTCAAATATTGATATTTTTGATGCTAGAATTGGGGTAAATTCGACCGGTTTTTACCAGGCCAATATGGTGCACGTGTATTCAAAGGGAAGGATCCCTCATCCTAGAGTGGCATTCGCTGGAGTGGGTGGGTTTAACCTCAACAACGTATATCCGGACTGGTGCGACTATGGAGCTATTCAGGGCAAAGTTTCCGATAATGGTCAAATTAGCCTTGACAAAACAGGAAGGGACATTCTTATCAATGAAATGTTTTTCTATCGGCCTGATACTAATACTGAAAATGTGGAAATAGTCCCAATAAAACTTTACTACGGGTCTAGCGTAAAAATATACGGGTTGAATTACCGTTTGGTGCAGAGTACTTTCCAAAATGATAAATTCTCACCAGTAGTGGCATTTAATCAGGACGGAGTGCAGGAGACGTCTAGGTTTAGCCCAAATTGGGAATACTCTCCGTTAGATATGTATTCATGGGGAAACGGCTGTGTTTGCGAGGGCTCGAACATCTCTGACCGTGGGAAAGTAGTTTCTTTTGGAAAAGCAACAGCTACAAACAGTTTGGGGGTCATTTTAGGGTATGTTTCGCCGAGTGATGGGTTTTATGACATTACTTTAAGGATGCCGCTAGGTAATATTTACGATAACATTAAACTCAATGTTGGGACCTGGTGGTATAAAACACACAGCTACCTAGGCAACATTCCCATTGCGCAAAATGTTGCAATCGCATTAGGTGCTCCCATTGCTGTCGCGCACGGGAATGAATCGAGTACTCTACGACCACTGTATTTCTATTCAACAGACGCTAATAACGGCAAGGCGCTCGACGGCATAACCGTTGAGGTAAGGTCGCGTCAGGCATTCTTTGCAACGCACACCCCATGGGACGCGGTACGAACCATTGCGGTTAATCCGGCAGAAAAATTATTCGACCTAGGATATAGCGCCTAATGTCAAATCAGTCATTGTATGCCATGTACGTTATCGGGGCCATCGAGTCTAACCATAATTGGACGGCCGTTAATACCAGTGACCCGATTACGCTCGGCATGATGCAATGGTATGGTAACCGCGCCAGGTCACTTATCCTACGCGGCAGGAATAGCGACTCGGCGGGGTACGCGCAATATTTTGCGAGCACGGCCGCCGCACAAGCGGCCGAAGCTAACCAGGATATGAGCTACTATTATGTGACCCAAGCCGACGCCGCCGCATGGCACGCATGGGCAGCTACCGACCCTAATCACGCCATGCAGCAGGCGCAGTGGGAGGATGATTTCACCGCCTACCAGCAGGTATGCGACTCGCATGGGTTCCCGGCAGCGAATATCCGCGAGCGTATTTTCTTCATGAGCATGTACCACCAATCCCCCGTGTCTGCGTTCCGCGTGCTCGGCTCGACAAGCGGCACCGCCAGTCTCGATCTGCTGCACTCCACAGCGCTCAATGACGGCGTGCTCGGACAGTACCGCAACCGGTACGACACGGCATATTCGATGCTCAAAAATTGGGACGGGCAGAGCGCACCACCTGATTTTGGTCAGGTGGGTGACGCTCCCGCGCCCGGAGGCGACCCGGGCAGTGGCGGCATTATTACCCCAACGCCCGCGCAACAACGGTATATTTCGCTGGTAGGCGACGTGCTCGTGCTCCATGATAATGGTAAAACCTCCCAATTTTATCAGACAGCGCAGCAGGTGTGGACTAATAGCGGCACGCCGGGCACGCCCATTAGTGGCGGGCAGGCTGACAGTGGTAGCGACACTAGTTCAGATGCTGGCGCTAATGTTGTCGCTTGGGTTGCGGCGCGTGTCGGTAAATATGCGTACTCGCAGGCACTCGCGGGGCGACTTGACCCGGAGGCGTCCGGCTATACGGACTGCTCTGGATTGTGGTGGCGAGCCTATCAGGATGTGACTGGGAAAAACGTGGGGCGCAATACCGGCGAACAGGCTGGATTGGGGACGCGCATCGCTGTTAGTGGCACCGATACGCCCGCCAGTGCCGTAGCTAAAAGCAAACCGGGAGATCTGCTACTGCTCACATGGTCCGGCCATAATCCCAATTATGACCACGTGGAGGGCATGACAGGCACCGGCACAGACCAAACGCTCTCGCATGGCGGCCCGGGGAATGGTCCTAACTATTTTCAGGCTACGGGCGAAATGGGCATGGCGAGCGAGTGGGAACTGCGACGCTATGTGTAGCGTGGTATACTAATACCATGACCACGCCTCTAGCATCTCACGCCCTTGACGAGGGGGACTATTACGATTACCATGACGTGCTCACGTACAACGCACCATGGACGTTTATTATTGGTGCTCGCGGTCTCGGCAAAACGTATGGCGCTAAAAAACTTTGCATCCGCGATTTTGTCAAAAACGGAGCGCAATTTATTTACCTGAGGCGCACCGACGTCGAACAGAAAAGCAAAGGCACGTTCTTCGCCGACATTGGAGAAGCGTTCCCCGATTACGAATTTAGAGTAAATGGCGCTCAAGCTGAATGCCATTATATTAAAGATGCTGCAAAAACATGGCATATTATGGGATATTTCATCGCACTATCCCAAGCAGGCGGCAAAAAATCAATACCATACCCCAACGTGCGTAATATTATTTACGACGAAGTATTCCCCGACAATCAGCAATTCTTGAGCAATGAAGTCACCGCGCTTGAAGAATTTTACAACACGGTAGACCGTTGGAAAGATAAAGTACGACTATTTTTCCTCTCTAATGCAGTCATTAAAGCTAACCCGTATTTTGCCAAATTCCATATATCACTGGACGAGCAACAGCACGATAGGCAGGAAATTAAGGCATATGGCGGCGGGTTTATCGTCATCCAGCTAGCTGATTATGGTGGGTTTAGCGCAAAAGTTGAACGCTCGCGTTTCGGCAAATTCCTCCGACAATACGACAGTGATTATGCCGACTATGCGATAAACAATAAATTCCGCGACGACAGTAGCACGCTCATCATGCCATTAGACTCGGACGAGGACGGATATTCGTACACGCTCGACACGGAGGATTACGGCAAGTTCGGCGTATGGTATCACCTTGACGAAGACTATCAGGGTTTCCTGATATCGCGTAGAATCAAGCGTGGCACGCAAACAGAGTACACCTTAGACTATCGACACGTATCGGAAACAATGGTGTATATTAAACGTGGCGACCCCGTAGCGCAACGGCTCGCTAACGATTATCGTCGCGGCAGAATTCGCTTCGACGATACGCAAACTAAAGCAGATTTTAGCATGGTCATAGGCTCCATGCTAGGAAAATAGGAGGAATAATGGACAACGCAACAGAATGGTGGCTTATCGCCACAGGTGTACTTATTATTGGCGATTACGTGTCAGGAATGGCCAAAGCCATTGTGCAAAAGAACATATCATCACGTATCATGCGCGACGGACTATGGCACAAATTCGCATACATCATGGTAGTAGAACTGGCCGCATTCCTGCAAATCGCATCACAGCACATTAACCTCGGATATGACGTGTCGCTTATCCCACTCGTATGCGGGTTTATCGTGCTTATCGAAATAAGTTCCATTATCGAAAATTTAGCAGAAGTCAACCCCGAAATCAAAGGGAGCAAACTCCTCGAATTTTTCAAAGTAACAAACAATAAGAACGATAAGGACTGATTACCATGGCATCTATTATTAAATTTATGAATCGTATGCGCTATTGGTGCGAAGAAGCAAACCTCGGCTATTCACAGGCCGACCGATGGAACATCAGGCCGGGCGGCGATGCTGATTGCAGCTCGCTAGTAATCTTCGCACTGCGCGAAGCCGGTTTCAATACCGGTTCGGCAAGCTACACTGGCAACATGCTCCCCAACCTGCTCGCACACGGATGGAAGCGCGTCACCAATAACAGCAACCCGCAGCCCGGAGACATTCTGCTCAACATCGTGCACCATGTAGCCGTGTACCTTGGCAGCGGACAAATCGCACAAGCAAGCTACTCAGAAACCCATAGCGCCAACGGGAGGCCGGGAGACCAAACAGGCCGTGAAACCAACGTCGGCCCCTACTATAATTATCCATGGGACTGTTACCTGAGATACGTGGGAGCAAACAATTCAGCGCCCCCAGCACCAGCCAACACTAATATCGCAGTAGACGGCTCATGGGGTCCAGCCACCACGCGCCGACTCCAGCAGATTCTAGGCACTACCGCAGACGGAGTGATATCCGGACAGATACGATGCCCAGCCAACGAGCATATCGCCTCCATCCAATTCGGAAGCGGTGGCAGCGACATGGTAGCCGCCATGTCACACGCCATGGGCATCACCGACCTGCCGCGCAACATCGGCCCCGGGTTCGTGTCAGCGCTCCAGCGTAGAATGGGCACTCCAGTAGATGGCGTGATAAGTCCCACGTCCGACGCGGTACGCGCGTTGCAACGCCGCCTGAATCTCGGACGCTGGTAAACTAGGAGAAAAATATGGTAGAAGAGAAGCCTGATGCTCAAGACATGTCCGAATATAATAGCGAAATAGAGCGACGCCTTACACACGAACGGCGCTCGCACCATATCATCTCACATTGGATAGCGTGCATCATACGCAGAATCTTCTACTAAACAATAAATAAGCCCCACGAAAACTCGTGGGGCTTATTTATTATGGTAGAATCTCAGAGCATAGCACGGCAATACGCCCTAATAATCTCATCCATAGAAACATATTTCAAGTCAGCGTGCTCCCAAACAATATGCCTATTCAACAAATCATCAAAAGCGACGCGAACCATCTCACGACGAGCCTCTTTGGCTGTAATAGATTCACGATAATAGACGCTACCCCGAGGCACCTCACTCCTCACCCACTGGTCACGAGCCGCGAGGGTATTAAACACCACGACGGCACCGATACGCTCGTTATCATCATTACTACGAGTGCCAATACCATAAAGATTATCAAAACCATAAAACCTAGCCATCATAATCACCTAACCTAACTAATTAACTGTTGCTTTCTGCAACTGATATAAATATACCACACAAAACACAAAACACA